ATAATAGGATAGCCAACTTTTATCATAAAGGCTTTCATAACTGCCATCCAAAATTGAATAACTAACAATTCCGATGTATAGTTACTTTGACCAATATATATAGTTTGATCACCAGTTTGACTAACCCCCTTAAATTCGATATTACTTAAAGCACCACGATTAAGCAACTTCAACTCCTTGGTTTTTTTAACCTTATAAGTTCTTCCAACAGTTCCAGCATAAGCACCACCAGTGTTCTTAGCAAAACTAAGAGACTTCTGGTTTATAACTTTATTCACAGCTGCATCCGACATATACTTATTTGCAGCACTAACAATTCTATACTTACCTACCCTTTTCTTACCTAACCTAAGATTACCACTAACATTAGACAAATGTCTTTGTCTAGCAGACATTGCTGCCCTTCTACGAGCAGCTCTGGCTGTTGTTCTAGCTCTTCTAGGAGTACGAGGAGGAGTAATAGGAGTACCTTTACGTTTTGCCATGAAAAACTTTTTCCACTGTTTTTTATATTTTTTTGGGTAAACAATTTCCGGTTGATCAGCATACAATCCTCTATAAGTATCATAAGCCATTCGGGCTGCTCCAACAGCCCCTAACCCCCCTAACACACGATATATTTGATTATAATCTTGATGACGATAAATTCTTGCATCTTGCATTTTTTTTTATTAAAACATACGGATAGGCATATAAATTATGTAAAATCGACGAGTTATGGCTTCTGCAAGTGCTAAATCATCACAAAATATGTCTGCAATAGTATAATTTGATGTAACAATTATCCGTTCGGGGCGTATTGTTACAGCATAACCTTTCGTTTCAGCAATAAACGCATATTTGTCAGACCATATTTTAAGGTGATGCCCTAACACTTTATGAGACTTATCTAAATCGTCAATTATAACATTTTTTTCATTCTGATAGCCACACCACCACTTATTGCACATTTTCATATAGGCATTCAAGTAAAATTGACGAGCATAATGAGATTTGCCAACTCCAGGTGGACCATGTATCCAAATCCCACAAGCAGCATCTAAATCAGCAGGCTTAACCATATTGTCCATAGCAATTTGTTTCAGTGTTCTATAATGTTGAATATAAACTTGTGGATCGACTTCATCAATTAATCCATTTTTGGCCTTTTCTTTAACCAATTTCCAATCCACTGCTGAGTTTCTTCGGTGAGCTTTCTCTCCCAATTCAAATTGAGATCCTGGGACACGGGTTTCCTCTTTCCACACATAGGCATCCGCAGCGGCTGACCTCGACATTTCGTAGTGTCCAGTGTTGGGGAAATGCTGCTTAACAAAACTGAGGCGTACTGTTTTCTTAAACACAATAATGAATTGCCAATGTATGTAGCCTGTATTCTCGCCTTGCTCTTTTTGACCTTTAATATAGGCAACTGGCTGTGGTAGTTCTGTGGGCGGATCCCATTGATCCTCTCTAACAGTTGCAATCCAGTACCGGCCTCTGTTGTTGTTGTTGTTTGTTGGCATTCCGAGAAAACGTCAGTGTAAATCATTGCTGAATTTACTGCCGTTTTCCGCCGGCTATTTATATGTTTTGGACAAAGGAGGCGCTTGCCCATTTGGAGAACGCCTCGTTACCCCTGTTTAGGGGGTCGGATTGCCGGCTGCAGGGGTCGGATTGCCAACGACATCCAGGGGGAGTGTCACTTTGTCACTTCGCTTCTGTAAGTAATACTAGCGAAGTGACGCCTAGGGGTTGCATTTTTTAAAAATTATCGACCACGGGAGAGCCTACCGGCTCCCTGGAGAATAGTCAAGGGCAAGTATGCCCTCGACGAAGGTGCCCGTCCCCGGGCACGCAGACTCCGCCCTGAAGGGCTCTCGCTGCCACCGGACCCTTTCCTAACCCTTACCTCTTAACTTAACCTAACTTTATTTATAACTTGATTGATAATATGGATTACTATATGTATTAAATCCAGGATAAAACACTATTCCTAAACGCAGGTTATGCTCAAACCCAATATTAATATTTGGCTGAGCTTCTACACAATCAACAATCTTCTCAAAACAAAACATCTTATGTTTCCCTAACTTAATTAAGGACTTAACACTATTTGCACGTTCTAACCCAAACACCATATTAAAGAATGTACTTATAGTCATATAACGACGATCTTTCAATACTGAACTTTTAGTCTGACCAGGGTCCAAATAAAAAGCACCAGTACGTCTACAACTACTAAAGAAATGAGGTTCCGGAGGTTCCTGTTGACCATTAACACCTCCTCCAGTCGGAATTACATCTATAACTCCACTTAATGGACCAGGTACATATTCTGACACTAAAGATCCTTGAACATCTTTCATTTGAGTCCCATTTCCATTACCATAATACATAACTGCCTTAACGGGTTGATTATCGATAACATCTGTATTCTTAGCATCGATAGCTGGCGGAGTACGATTCTGAACTGTAAGTTCAGATTCGGAATGCAACAATAAGGTTGCATTTTTGCACCACATACGAGTATATTTAAATGGACTAGTAGCCAATGGGTCCAACTCCAGGTGGACCAACTGCCATTGATTAGTAAACGCAATACTAAAATTACGTAAAACAACTGAACAAAAATTATACCAACTACCAGTAGGAAAAACAATTGAACTTTGAACAGTATTTCCATCTTGGTAATTAGCTTTATGGCGTATCACAAGTGTATCACCTACCAAGTCCGCAGGCAATGATTCACTAAAATCAATAATAGGATAGCCAACTTTTATCATAAAGGCTTTCATAACTGCCATCCAAAATTGAATAACTAACAATTCCGATGTATAGTTACTTTGACCAATATATATAGTTTGATCACCAGTTTGAC